CCAATGCTACCCTCAGTTGTGACTTCAAATGTTGAGTCTGTTTTTGTAGTAAAGAACTCATTAATCTTCTGAGAATCACTGTAGATGTGCATCTCAAATGCAGAATAAGTGATTCCCTTATCAACAAATGATAATGAGGGATCGGATAAGTCAAACTTTAAGTCCTGATTTTTTTGAACTTCAATTCTAGGATTAATTCGAGCAATAGTTCCTGTAGTTGCAGAGCCAACATTTACAAAGGTTGGATTTTCCGTATACAATTCAAACTTATCCATGACAAGCTTGATGATATTCCGTTTGTAAACGTAGACATAGTACATTCCTGACGCTATTAAACCCTCCGAAGGGTCACCAGAAGTATAAATGATTTTATCACCAGTTCTGTACTTATTACTTGGAACGGTAATCATATTACCGCTTGTGTTAATACCTGATGGTTCAATAGTATCTTTATCAAATACTATTCTTCTATTATAATCATCATAAAATACTTTAATTGTTGAGGTTGTGGTTGGATTTACGTCAACCGAAATCCTATCCCCTCTCTTCATTCCATGAGTTTCACCTGTCGAAACTGTGACTACATTTTGAGAGATTCTTCCAGTAAGAACTTGGGGAAGAACAGTCACAAGACTATGAGTAACTCCAAGACCTGTAGAATTAGTAAAGTATAACAATCCACCCTTAGAAGAATCAACACCAACGTATTGACTAGTAACTGTGCTCAATGCTACACGATCTGATGCCAGACCAATTATATCTCTAGTAAGTGGAACTGCAAACAGATCTCTTGTTTCTTCGAGATTGAATATTGTAGAACTTTGAATACCACTCCAAACTGCTAAAGATGTACCACCATTTGTATAATACTTGAGTGGAGTGTTAAGTTCAAAACCATGATCTGGATAGAAGAACTGTTGTTGTTGAAGTCTTATCTGGGTGACACCCACACCAGGATTTGAGAATGTAATTGTTGTTGCTGTTCCTGTAGTTGCAGTTCCAAGACCTACAGACTCATTTGGCATGAAGTAATGAGTTCTGTTTGTGGTGACAGGTTTATTGGTACTAATACCAGTGGTAGTAAACCTTACCTTTCTGGGATCATCTCTAACAAGAGTATCCGCTGAATGAGTGACCTGAAGTGTATTATTGTGACCTCTAAGGACTCTAATTCTTCCAGATACTGCATCCAGATTTAATACCTTAAATTGCTCACTATCAATTCTTAAAATATCATTAGGTCTAACGACGGAGGGGTCGATGATACCGTTAAGATAGACATAAGTGACGATACCAGTCGTGGTTCCCGTTGCAATACCCACAGACGTATACCATCTTTCACTTGTCACACCAACTCTATATGCCCCACCAAGACCCCTATAGAATTGAGACAAACCATCAACGAAGACAATATCGTTTGTTAAGAAACCATGAGGTGATGAAGTTATTCCTAAGAAACTATTTGCTGAATTATCTCCAATAATTTCTGATGCATCAAAAACAGTGGTTGCAAGACTTACCTGTTCAATGTCTTTACCCTTGATTTGAGAGACTCTCCAATTTACACCTCTTCCACTGGTTTGAGATGAATCAAAGATAATCTTATCATTTACTTTATAGTTATGACCAGGATCTTTGATATCTAAAATATCAATACCACCCAATGTGGTTGATGTAATATCAATGGATGAATTTCTAATTAAATCAGAATTAAAGATATAGTCGTATCCATTATTACCACCATTTGTAAAATAGAATGTGGTGTTTCTAAACCAATTATTTTTGGTGATATTGTAATCGGTTTGATTAGAAGTTGCCTTAAAATTAAAATCAACAGGTAAAGACCTATATTTGTCACCAATTACATATGGGAACTGTGGAAGTCTGTAATTATTGAAAGGTCCAGTTGATTCTATATTATCACTTATTGTACAGAAATAAGCATATACTCCATTAGGATAATCTGGAGTAACACAGAATCTACCATTGTACTCGTCAAGGTCACCATCCCCAACAAATTCATAATCATCAACAAAGAATCCATTTTGGAATGCTGTGTATGATGGTCTGTTCACTGGAGTATTCTTTAACTTGTAACCACTCTTCATTCTGCGGATATTACCTGATCCATTGATCTTGTCATATGCATATGGACCATAAATGGGATTTCCATCATAAGCCCATCCCAAAATTGGAGAGTGGAATCCACTAGAGGTCTCTTCACCACCTGTGGTCAATTGTAAGTCAAAAAGACCATACTTGATATTGTCTTCTTCGAATCCATTAACAGAATTTGAACCAGCTCTGAGAGGTCTAGGAGCATAGAATGATGCGAACTGCAAAGAAGTGTTTGCGATATTTTCAGTTAAAACACAATCATCGTCACCAATGTTTTCAAAGGTTTTCTCAAATAAGTTAACATTCCATGCTCTTACGTTAGTTTGAACTCTTGAACCACGACCTGAGGCAATTACATCAATAGAAGTCTTTCCAGGAGTGTATCCTAATCCAGTCTTTTGAATCGTTACACTTTTGATTTGACCATTCTCAATGATCGGGACAAGAATTGCATAATCCCCTTTATTGTCTAAACTTCTAACGACTAAATCTGGTGGAGAGTTGTATCCGTTTCCAGGAGAATTTACAACTACCTCTGTAATTTTACCATTGTTTATAATCGGAGTTAAAACCGCACCTTCTCCAGATTTAAATGTGATTTCTGGTTGTCTGTTAAAATCGATAATAGTGGATGCTCCATATCCAACACCACCAGAAACACGATCAATAGATTGAATAGAACCTCTGAATACGGGTTGTAACTTTGCTTCATAAAGAAGAATGTTACCAATGAATGGATCATCACTGATAAGCCAATTTGCATTTTCACTAACTAAAACATAATATGGATTGTGAATCTCTGCCTCGGTATCAGTCCAAGCAAGAACGGAGACTGGAGTAATAATATTTTCAGTGATTGGAGACTCAATAACATATAATTCTTGGAAATCCTCAACGAATGTCTTATCGAAAGATGATGCTGCACCCTCTACATCAACTGTGATTGGAGGATAATTAAAAGAACCTCTTCCTGCATTTACAAAATTAACAGTTATCTTTCTATCATAGAAATAAGATTTACCCTGTGTACCACTTCCAACTTCTGTTAGAGAAAATTCATCTTCATTTACTTTAATTACGTAATAATCTCTATTTTCATATAGTCCCTGTACACTTGGTAAAGAACTATCTCTCGTGTATCTAACGACTTCTCCATCTCTGTATCCATGATTTTGAATTTCAACTCTGTTTGAAACAGTATTAACACCAACAGTTGGAATAACTCTTTGTTTATTCTCGTACCCCTCTCCAGGATTTGTAATAACAACACTTGATACAATAGATTTAAGTTTTGATGCACGTAAATATTGAACACCATTACCAAACTGAGTGAATCCAACAGTATTGACACCTGCGATTGCATCGGCTCTTGTTGTATGAAGTTTAAGAGTTTTTTGACCACTAACAAATACAAAATATTCAGACTCAGTGGTAAGACCAGCTATACCCTTCGTACCTCTTGTTTCGTAGATGACACTTTCACCATCAAGAAATTTGTGATCACTTCTAAATGTAATTTCATTATTTGCTAAACTTATTGTATTAGATGAGTCGGCAATGAATGGATTTTCATGTATGATAGAAATCATTCTAGGCTCTGCGGCCGCACCAAATCCATTACCACCCGTAATTGTAATAGTCGGTGGTGCGTAATAACCCATACCACCATCAGTTACATCAAGTCTTACTAAATTACCTAAGACATTAGCAACACCAGTAGCACCAGTTCCAACTTCATCAGATATTTTAACTACTGGAGGATTGATAACATCATAATCTTGTCCACCTCGTGTAACGGTGAATCCAAGAATATCACCATAATAAACACTATTGGTTGACTTATAGTTCAACAGCTCAACACCATTATTCCAAATACCAGTGGTCCCTGCCTTTGTTATTTGGTTATCAACTCTATTATTAGTAGGTTCAAGTATTTGTCTGTAAATACCCTGTGGTTCAATATTTTTCTTATAGAATTCAAGTAATGTCAGAGATGCATTAGTGACAGACCCGTTGAATGTTACAAAAGTATTTCGGAATAAGTCTGCCTTACTTCTTGCAAGACTAATTTTACTCTCATCAATTCTTTTTACAAAATATGATGCTGATGGAATATTTTCAAATCCTGTACCAGCTGACTGGAAGTAAACTGAATCTCCAGTATGGAATCCATGATCAGGCAAAGAAGTGGGATTAGTAGGAAGATCTAATATTTTTGTACTTTTAAGTGATGCTGAGAATGTGACACTACAGTTGTACGTATTTGTTAAAATATCATCAAATTTTGGTATTGAGTTGGATGCGACCATCACATCCCCGTTAAATTTTGCATACGTATTCTGAACGTTTGCAACAAACTCTTCAAGGTAAGGATATTTTGTGGAATCCCCCTTTAAAAGTTGATTTTCAACGAAAAATGTACCAGTAAGAGGTATCTGAGCAGAGAATCTTACATTAACAGTGTCATTGGAAATAACTCTGACAACAGTTCCTAACAAAGATACTGTCTTATCCTCATTTTCATATCTCAGTTCATATCCCTCACTAAAAAAGTGAGTTTCAAGGAATTTAAATTGATAGATGAATGCAGTTGCGTCAATAACTGTGGTTTCACCTACTTTATATTTTGGTTTGACGTTTAAAAGCCAATTATTACTCTTTTTACCAGGAGCCTCATAACCAAGAGATTTAATTTGAATAGTATCTAGAGGTCTGAAGTAATTTGTCTTATCATTTTGGACAAAATCCTTCAGTGTTGACGTAAAGCGAACCTGAATCTCAGTATCTGTATTAATTCCAACATATGCATAAGAATAGTCGTCAAATTTGACATCTACTGTCTTTTCTAACTCATTAATAATTCCTGAACAGTTATAAAACTGGTTAGAAGTCTTTCCAGTGTATGCAATTGACAATTCTCGACCATCTTCGTCAACGATGGCCAAATTTCCAAACTCTGGGAAATCTACAGTAGAGTCAACACTAATAATTGATGCACCAATACTTACATTCTCAAGAAGTTTTGTTAAAGGGTTAGGTTTGAATTCACCAAAAATCGAACCAGTAACACTTGTGTTGTCATTTCCAGAATCAATACTTACTTGATAGAATTGATAGTCAGCATATGGAATTTGTTGAACATTAGTGACAGAACCTCTTGCTCCAGTTCTTCTTTGGAAAATAGTAAGGTTTTTTAAATCTAAAGGGTCACCTGAAAGTTTTTCGACAACATAGTCTTGAGTTATTTTGTAATCGGCATTAGAAGGGGTGAGCAGAAACTCCGATGGTTTCAAAATTTCAACATCTTCACCATATAATGCTCGGAATAAAATTTCAAATGACTGATCGGTACCTTTTGAAGAGTAAAAACTCTTCGAGTTGTAAATAAAATTCTTCTTATTTAAATCTTCGTAAAAATTTCTATCATCGTAACCTGGTGTGACCTGTTTTTTCAGTTTGTTTAAAAACTGTTTCAAAAACAGAACGTTCAGGTTCTTTACTTTTGTACTTGTGGTATGTTTGTTGGTTTCGGTCTGACTAAAAGTCAATTCGTCAGGATTACCTGTAGAAACATATGTCGTTATACCACTAAATCCTCTTTTACATCCAGTAAAAGAAGTTGAAGTGATTCCAGTGTAATATATGACCTCATCATCAATCTGAATGATTCCATTTGCATCAGGGAAACCAATTGTTGACGATACAGGGATTTCTTTCGTCGTAAAGGAAATATCAGACGTTAAAGATGTATCATCGACAATATCAAATAACTCTTCAACCTTTACGTATTGGTCAATATTGTTTATAATATCAACAGGTCCACTTTGAGACTCTTGAGAAATATAATATTGCTCTAAAAACTCCCCAAGAAGAGGAAAATCTTCTCTAACATATCTTGGAAGTTGACTGGCGACAATTTCCTGGAATTTTACTCTATCTACTGCCATTTTTTATTAATAGGACGATGTTGTGGATCTACCGAAAGTATTAGAAGATGTTGTCGAAGGTGTTACAGTCGTAGGTGAAGATGATTGAGCTTCAAGTGTTGGATCTACGTCAACAGTAACAATTGGATTACCTCTTACCAAAGTATTCAAGCCATAACTTGATGAAACAATATAATTTGTACCAGATACATCATTTCCAGAAGAAATGTTATCAGCAACAGAACTCACTGTTGTATTATTTACATCCAATTGTAGATAGAGATCTTGGAGACCAATCACATCATTTGAGAAGGGATTTACAGATACTTCAACAATAGGAGAATTCTTATTCACCACTGTACTAATGATATTGATGGGATTCAATTTTATTTCTCCCTTCATATAGTCAATTACGCCAATATTTTGTTTTACAATGATGGGTTCAGTTGGAGAATTCAGTTTAAACAAGAAAATTGTCCCCTTTTCAAGATTTCCAGTAGGTCTATCACCAAGATAGACAGTTCCACTAATTCCACTTACTGTAAATCCAGTTGATCTAATGTTATAACCGAGCAAAGTACCTTGATATACTGGAGAATGACCATGATTCTTGACATGGAACCGATTCCCGAAGCAAAGTTCATATTCTGCGAAGGTATTGAGTCTTACTTGCATGTCTCTTCGCATTTTGACGGTCGTAATGTTCGATGTAATCGACTCATTACTACTATCAACAACTTTTTGGAACTTAGAATACTTAAATCGAGCACCGAATTGATTTAATTCGGAAGAATCTGAGTATTTTTGAATATTTTGAGTGACTAAGTTCTGAACAAACGATGGAGAAGGTGCTTTGTTCGAGTTATAATACGCTTCAATATCAGCTTCAACGTAAAGATACTTAAGATCGATTATTTCTGGTCTAATTCCTGCTACTGTGTACCTTTTAATACTCTGTTGTAAGTTTTGTTTGATCGCACTTGACAAAAATACGCCATTATATGGTTTAATACTGATAAAAACTTTTCCAAATTCGGGTGGAGTAAGGTCTTCACCTCCAAAAGCAGAGACAGATTCGGCTTCTGGGTAGATTTGTGGGACTAAAGCCTCATAATCAGCTGCTGTGACTGCCCTATTTTGTGATGCATAGATCTGAGGAGCGTATTTTTTAACTGATTCTACACTTTCGATCGATTTACCACCACCAGATGGTCTATTAGTCGAGACAATTGAAACTCCCTGGCTTACATTGGCGCCATTATTGTCTACGATATTGCCGATATAAGTGAAATTAGTGATATTGTTGGCGGCTGAACCGTTGGAAATAATGTATGTTGCCTGAATAAAGTTAGAATTATCAAGTTTGACGCCAAAAATTCCGTCTCCGAACAATAATTCATATCTCTCCTGCGAAATTTCATGAATAAAGTAAGACCTTGTAGACTTAGTGACGTTAAAGAGACTGTCAAAAAGTTCAAATTTCCTTGAAACTGTTGAAAGTGCAGTGTCTTTAACGATTACCGATAAAGTGTCGGTGTCAATACCAGAGTTTGGAAGGATAAATTTCTGTTGTGGGTTACCAGTATCGACAGTGAACGTTTGAGTTACAAATGTTCCTTCATATACATCGATATTGAAACGTGCAAAACCGTCCGCATCCACAGGAACGGTAATATCATTTGGAATTGAGAAGATATAATTTTTATTCTTATCAGATTGTGTTGACCTTGAAGTCAATACAGCACCTGCTTTGAGTGTCAGAGTAACTGCGGTTGTATTAGCGGCATTTACAACGAAAGATACATTTGCTACAGAACTCTTTCTAGACCTTGGTACATACCCTATATTGCGTGCTAGAGACACCACGTTCTCCCTGAGCGTGGCACTATCAATGAATACCTCATTTGATACCATATTGGCATTATATGAGGTGATATACGTATTATATGCTAACGTATCGATAATTGTGGTTAGATTCGATCCCTCAAAATCATAATCAGTGAAATTTGAGTTCGCACGAAGATAGTCCTTGATGGACTCCTTGATCTGATCAAAATCTAAGTTGCTAAAATTAACTAGAGGCATTTACCTAGTCGGTTGTAATACAAATGATAATTGTTGTTGTGGAACTTCGATTCCAACAATATTATATTTGATGTAACAATCAAATTCGTTATTATCATAATTAGGTGTCACCCTTACCTGGACTAACTTGACTCTAGGTTCGTAATTACCGATCGTAGCTTCAATTTCAGTTTGGATTGAACTAGCAGTTAGAACATCCAGATTCTCAAATAAGAGATTTGTGACCCTAGAACCAATATTAGGTTCAAATGGTTTCTCGCCAGGTATCGTAAAGATGAGGTTACGAATGGAACGAGCAATTGCAGTCTCATTCTTCAACGTAATAATGTCGTAGTTCATAGGGTTGATCTTGAACGTTGCACTAACGTCCTTAAACCCTTTACTAATCCTTTGGACTGGCACTTAACTATGTTACAACAATCTAGGGTTATTTATAGGGGTATCCCGACAAATTACTCAGTTAAGATTTCGGCTTTATCTTCATTCTCCCAGAAGTCTTTCCAGTCCGCTTCAGAGGCTTCATAGAAACCATCTTGACGGACTTTCTTCTGATTCTTTGGTGTTTTTTGATCGTGATTGATCTCTCTTAA